AGAAGAACTTCAGCTTGTGCTAAGTCCTGTTCCATTAGTCTTCTGCTTTCCATTGTTTTCTTTTTCATAGCTTTTCCATCTTTTCTAGCTGGCGCAACTTCATTGATATATGTTTTCAATGAGTGTGCAATTAAGTTCAATTTATTGTATTGTGAGTTTTCCCAATACTTTAGGTCGCTCTCTTTAATAGCTTCCATTTTTGCATTTGTAGTTCTTAGCATACGATGCAATGCATCGGTGCTCATTTCTGATAAGCTGACGTCATGCCCAAATGTGTTAGCTAGAACACTATTAATCTTTTGAACATTATGTTTCGCTGAATTTAAGTCATTTAAATACATGATAGCGGTTCCTGATTCTGTTATGTATATTTATAGTTTTCTAATAATTTTTTGTTTCGCTTCTTGTAACTTACGAGTTGCATTATCAATTTTAGCTAAACTAATATCTTCTATTAGATATTTGTTATTTTTATGCATATACACTTCGTATAATGCATTGCAATATTCCATATCGTGATTTTCTAATTCTTGAATAGTATTAGACTTACCTAACATATATGCTTTAACCATTGCTAGTGCAGTTTCAAACAATCCTAATTCTGTTTGTAATGTTTCATTAATTTCAGTATCTATTATATTGTAAAATTTCTTTTTACGGCCGGCAAACTCGTGTTCTACAATATCTATTCTATAATTCTGAACCTCTAAACTATTTTCAGTAACAGTCTGAGTCATTGCAATAGCAAGTTCAACATCCTTTAATGCTTCTTTTGCTAAGTCATCAACAGTTTCACGCAATTGCTTATCAATTGCGTAACTTAGCTTATCTAGCTCTTTTAATAAATCTTTCATTATTCCCTATTTAGATTATTGACATTTAACTTATAGTTAACGGATTTTCGATCTACAACTTTATCCAATACACCTCTACTAACAAGTGTTTGTGCAATATATTCGTCTCGTTCGTTCAAATCTTTTTTATCTAATAACTCGTTACCGTTAAAATGTTCTTCGAGAAACTTACTTTCTCTACTATTAATCCAAGTATGGAACCCACCTTTTGTTACAAATGTTTTCATTGTTGTTGTCCTTGGACAGGTTGTGGATTCAGTAATCTATTAGGAATACCAGTAGGTGCATATTGTCTGCGCTTTTCTTTATGATATTCATGTGCTGCTTTGATGTTAGCTTCATCATTTGCATTTTTGTTGTCGTTGTTTATACGCTTGTTCTGGTTTGCAGGATCACCTGATTGCTGTTGTCTTACAGTGGCGTTAGATGTGCCTCGCCCTGGTTCGTCATTTAATCCATATGCTTCAACAATGTCACTAACTTTCATTTTATTTCACCTTATTAAGTTTACGAACTGATATACTTGCTGGGTTAAATCGTTTTGTAAACTTTGCTTTCTTTTGTAATCTTACACCCATTTTTGCTTTGGTTCTACGTAGAACAATTTGTTTTTTCAAATCTACCGGCTGTGTACATTGACCTGGGTTGCTAACTAATCTGCCTTCTCTGTGGCCAACACTGCAACGATATTTTCTTGACACAGACTTGCCTTTACGAGCCCAGACTAGCTGTGCTTCTACAATTGGTCGATGTGGTGTTAAATCATTTAAATCCATACAACTATTTATTAAAATTACATGCTCATTAATATAACGACGATAGTTGTAAGTATGCCAGCTACAACGCTTGCAGCCGCACCTAGTAATATTTTGTTAGTTGTTTGATTTTGTTTAAGGTTGTCTTCACGCATTTGTGCAAATGCCTTGATACCTTCTTCACGCAATTCAGTAACTTTGTCTTCTATGTTATCTAGACGATCACTGATATTTTTTACTTTTTCTTCCAAGACACGGTATCTTTCAGCGCATAGGTCAACATGTGCTTCTAAATTAGTTTTTTCTAGCTGTGTTGTCGACATGGTTCACTGCCTACTTCTTCATTAGCTTCTTGCTAACTTGCTTATAGGAGCCTTAGATGTTGTGCCAAAATGTTGTGCCTATTTTTATTAATATATTTATTACGATACTAACTATTTAAAAAGTATAAGTTTATACTGTTTTTATTTTTAGTTTCAAAGGTACTGCGTTTAAACTTTACAGTTTCATCTAATTTAGACACAAATGCAGCGCCATCACTATCCTCTTTTAAAAAATACACAGGATCTTCATTGTGTTTATAAACATCCGTATGCTCTGATGCAAAGTTAAGTTTCCATACATTATGTAGTCCTGAAAACTGTTTTCCAAAGCTAAAATTAACTAAATCTTGTGTTGATAATACAGTCACATATATGTTAATAGGTTGACTACGCATACTTATTAACTGTATTAGTGTGTTTAAATTCTGTTGTTGATTATAACTTTTTGTGTCCGATGTTCGGCTGTTAAAAACATTTGTTTCTGTAATATCAACTAACGTATATGCAGTAAATTGTTGAATCAAATTAACCTACGAGTCTTTTACCCAACGCACGGCCTGCAGCAAACCCACCTATTGCAACTGCACTAACTGCAGCAACCTTTGCAAGTTTGCTCGGTTTTTCTGCATTGCGAACATTTTTAAGTTCTAGGTTTTTCTCTTTTGCATAAGAACTTAAGATATTATATAATTCACTACGGATTGCTTTAGTTCTATAAAATTGCAATAAGCGGGTAACAACTATTTTCTTTTGCATATTATCGATGTTATTCCAACTTGCAATTAGTCGTCTTAAATCTTTATAATTACTATCTTGTATATCAAGTCCTTTTTCTAAATTATACAAAAAAGACGCAGTGCCTTGCACAGACTGACCAGTGCTTAGTTTTATTAAATAATCTTTAATCTTTGAAACAGGAACATTTATTTTGTTCAACTGCAATTCAGCATGAGAACCGCCGCCTAAGGTTTTATTTAAAATGCTGTTTAACGCAATGTATAAATCGCTGCCAGCTTGTTGATAATTTCCAAATCCTTGATATTGTATTGTTTTTGCTGCATAATTTTTTGCTATCGGTGCAGTTGCATAATCGCTATAAAGAAGTTGCAATGTTAGCATGTTAATGAACGCAAAATCAATCATATCTCTTGCATCTGTTGTTTCAGCTTGCTGACGAGTTCTAAACAACTTGCTTTCATTCAGATCATTGATTAAACTTAGCTGCAATGAAGACTTGCTTTCTTCAATTGCATGACCGCCAGACATTTGTGCATATTCTTTTGCTGTATACTTTTGTTCCATAACAATATTTACCTTAGCTTGGAGTCCACCGATGACGTGGAACAAGTTTAACTTTTTCTATGTTTGCTGCATAACCTTCGCCACCAGGTTGACCTTCTGTTGACGCAGTTATGTCTGCAGTTTGTTGATCTAATTGGTCAATGATGTCGTTCTTAACACTTTGCACTTTTAATACTAAATCAAAGAGCAAAGGAATAGACTTGCTCTCGGGCATTGCAAGAATTTTAGTTTGCTTTTGTGGGCTTACTTTACTTGTTTTGAGCCAATCAGTAAATCCAGTTGCAAGCTCGCTTAAACGTCCAGCTCTGCTCATTTGGTTAACATAAGTGTATATGATGTTTTTCATATCACTTAATCCAGGCTGTGGTGCTAACAATCCGTCGATCTCGTTAGCATGTGCTTTTGCTAACGACACAATTTCATTCACAGCACTAGTGTCAATTTTTGTTTGATATGATGTGATTCTAGAGTTTAGCACAATTGCATCGTTAGAATTTAATGCAGTAACATCTGTTAACGGTGTTCCTTCTGAATCTCCGAAATTTTTGTAATATAAGTGTGCTGCGATTCCAACACTACTACGGGCAACACGTTTTCCTAACTCACTTTGATTATTAACAGTATATGTTACTTTATTTGGAGTAAACGAAATGCCTTCTTTTGTTGCAGTAAGTGGCTCACCCGGATACCATAACAAATCACCAAATGCATAACCTTTAAAGTTAGCCGGTGTATTACGTTCCATAATAGCAAAAACTTGTGCCATATCTGCACCTAATTTTTGTCTCCAGTCTTCGCCTTTACCTGCAGTTGTTATAGCGGTTTGCATTTCTTCCGGAGAAGTATATTTGTCTTTGCCCCAGCCATTTTTACCAACTAATACAAATGTTCCATCTGGTTCACGTCCCCAGTAGACTGCAATACGGCCGTCCCATTTAATATTAAGTGCAGTGGAACCGCTTCCCATGTCTTGCAATATTTTTGCAGCTTGCAACGCACCTTGACTTCCGTCAACAAATACTAGGTCTTCTAAATGCTGCCACTCACGACCGACTTTAGCAGCTTCAAATAAAAAATCAGACGCTCTCATGCAAGTTCCTTCCAGTTTGGATCTGCTCTCAGGTCTGCTAGCATTTGTCGGCCTTTATCTGGCAATGCGTTCATTATAGCCTCTACACTGCCTAAATCTCTTGCAGTTGCAGTTGGGCCTAATAGAATTTTAGCAACATCATCAATGTCTTTTGATACCATACTATCATCATCACGTTTTAGCAGCCCTTTAAATCCGCTCCATTTGAGACCTTTTTGTTTTGCAAGATATGACATTGCAATATGCTTGTTAACACCTTTAAAAGGACTGCCTTGCGGAATAGCATGTGTATGGAATTTAGAAACATCACCTGCATTAGGAACAACCATAATGTCAACTCGATGCGAGTGATCTTCCATTGGCACTCTAACATGTACACTAACGCCGCTTTGACCTGTTTGCAATCCTGCAAGGTCAAATACTTGACGTAATTTTTTTCTTATTAATTTTGGATCTTCTAATTTGAATTCACGGGCTAGTGTATCTTGATCGACGATTAAATCTAAATCGCCACTAATTTTACCTGGGGTTGGTGTTGCACCGCTTCCAATCGGAATAGCAGTTACACCGGTTTGAGATAAGACTTTATTAACAGTTGCAATAATGTCAGGAATCATTTCATGTGCAAAAGGTTGTGCATCGGCGAAGATATTGCCACCTTCTTTGATTACTAATTCTTTTTGAAGTAGACGCTTGACACGTGGACCTCTACCAGTCCTACGCTTCGCTGTCCCACTTAGGATGTCTTTTATCTTTTGCTATTCCTCTACTAAACTTTTTAGGATCCTGTAGTCGAATACTAGCAAGTAAACGCTTGTTTAAATCTTCCGCAACCTCTGGATCAAAACTTTCATTAATCAACTTTATTAGATTAATAGCAGTAATAATAACTTGTTGTGCATTAGATTCAACAATTTGCTTCTTGTCTCGCTTAGGAGACATTGCATTGATTTCTTCTAAAATGGATCTTGTATTTTTCTTCATTATAACACTATTTAGCGGTTTAGCTGGTAAATATTTTTAGCTGAAGCATTGATGATCAGCACTTATGGCAGTTACGGACAACCTGATACCTGGACAACAGATTCATTGCTTATAAGAACTAGAACATCAATGACAGGCGAGCAAAATATAGGCTTACAATTTGGCGCACACAGGCTCATACTTATTGACTCCGTTTGGCTCTGCTCGTCGTTCAGAATCATATATAGATAAAGATAAGGTCAACAACATCTTTGCTTCAGCACTTACTCTCTTCGTTTAAGTAAACTTTTTAGCTTATCTGTATTGACGTTAGAATGCGTCATTACAGGTGCTGCAGGTTGTGCAGCTTGCTCTCCGGGTGTAATAGAGCTTTTTGTTTTTAGTTTTTGATAGATACTAGTTACTTGATTTTCGTTACTATCTTGTTCATCTTCATCCAAATCGGTAATACGCAATGTTTCCATATTGTATCCTAAGTCTAGTTTAGTGCCAACACCGCTGCTACTACGTGTTTTCATAAACTGAATTTGAACACGACCACGTTCTCTCATTGCACGACTGCTAAAAATACCAATCAAGTTATCTGCTGTATTGATCTTAGAAATACCGCCTGCAATATGACTGTGGTCAAACTCAATCTCGTCTACTGCACTACGGTTTAGCTGTGATGCGGTAACAAACAAAATGTGTAACTCAATTGCCAAGTTACGCAATTCTTCCGATACATACTTGTCTTTAATAAACTGATCGCTTGGATTTACTTTTACGCTAACTGGCATCATAAGATCCAAATAGTCGACAAACAACGCATCAACTTTGATACGCTTTTGTATCTGATACTCTTTAATGTAAGCTCTAATGTCATTAACAGTAGCACCGTTGGGCATCTGAATAATCTGTAATATGCCTGCTTTTTTAGATGCTATCTTAACTTTAAGTTCCACGTCCTCTGGATTACGCATAACGTTGACGGTGCTCATATTTGTAAGCATAGCGTCAAGGCGCATAGAGCATAGTTCTTCACTAAGTTCTAAACTTACGTAGACAACGTTCTTACCCTGTAACGCCCAGTTCAGCGCCATGTTTTGCATAAACAACGATTTACCAGATCCCGAGCCGCCTGCAAAGATGTTTAGTTCACCAGGGTTAAATCCACCATACAAAATTTTGTCGAGACTTGCCCAGCCTGTGCTGTTTTGTCCTCTGTTGTCTTTAATCTTTTGAATACGGCCAGCAGGATCATCCCAGTAGTTAAGACCAAAGTTCTTAGCAAGACCAATACCTACTGCATCTTTGATTAATTGTTCAACTGCGCCGTATTCGTGTTTTTCGAGTTTATCAGCACTTTGTAAAATTGCGTTTTCAAGTGCCTTATGTCGACAAAACTTTTCGTATTCATCCATAAACCACTTTTTATGATCGTCTGTTACTTTACCAGAAATGTCGTCAAATTGATGTTGTGTCTTTGCTTTGATTTGTTCTAGCGTAGGAAGATCGTTATACTTTCTTACGTGCTCATCCATAAAATCTATAGTAGGCTGATATTTCCTAGAAAAATACTTCGGACTTGTGATAGCATTGCACCGAACATACAGATCCTTTTCAGCTAGCAAAAACTCAATATATAATTTTTGTAATTCGTCTGTATATTCTTCACTCATCTCATCAACTTCCTAACAATGTATTCGTCTACTGACAACTTTTCACAATCTAACATATTGTTATATTTGGCTGAACTTATAGCCATAAATGTAACAATTTCATAATAATATGTCAACCACACAATTCTGTTTGAATCGAGTTTAACTGGTAACCAGGCAAATCTTTTATGGTCATCTGTTACTTTATTAGTTATAGCACTTATATGTTTCATTTACAGTGTTGTTTTGCAAGTATCTGGATTTTTGTGCTGCTGGTTTCAGCACTATCCAAGATACTACGCACAGTGAACAGTCTGCCATATTTGGCAACTGCATCGCCTGCGTCTTTACAGTTCTCCCATGGGGGGAAACTAACTGACCAATTTCTCTTAATTGCAATCTTAACTGTTTCGAGACCTGGCTTATCAAAATCAGGTAACAATATAACTTTCTTACCAAGTTGATCGATAATACTACATTGTGTTGGATTTGGAGTATTACCATTCAGCGCAACACCGCCAACTAGCAGTGCGTCTAGCTGACCCTCGGTAACAATAACATACTCATGGTCACCTTGTGCATCTAAGTTATACACAAAGTTTTTTGGACTTTGCAAATAATACTTAGGCATTTCTGCTGATCTTTCAGATAGTGTCCACCTGGCAGTATACCCGACAATCATATTATTATGATAAAACGGCAAAATGACTCTATTTGCAAAATGACTGTGAGGAGACCAGTGCCATTTGTCGTAGAAATCTAAACTACGACTTGCCACATATTCACATGCGACAATGAACTTTTCTAATTGTTCGTCAGTAAGTTCCGATGTATCTACTTCTTGCAGCAACTTTGAATGAAGAGGTAGCTCATATTCTTTCCAATAAACTTTTACTTCTTCAACTGTAGCAACAGGGAGAAACTGTTTAGCAACATTAACAGCATCAGCTTCTTTAAGTAGTTCAAAATTCACACGTTGGATTTGTGCAGGGTCGGTTCCAAAATGCACAAGCAAGTCTTTTAATCTGTCATTAATACGTCTGCCCGGACTCCAGCCTGTCTTGTATCCGCAGTTAAAACAATTATATTGAAACTTATCGTCAACAAACATAATACCGCCTCTACGACGAGTGTCGGAGCGGTGTCCACGAGTAGCACACATTGGACAGTTTCCACTGATCCAACCGCCAGGCGTCTGCCGCCAGCCGTGTGGTATTTGCTGTCGAATAAATTCTAAGGCTATCATATAGTAATATTAGTTTCTATATAGAACTTTGTCAAGAGTTCCAGTGTTTCCGACTGCTGGAATATGATAAAATCTAACCCACATAAACATACCATCCCATGTGAAGGGAACAACGTCTGTTTCATTTGTAAATGTATATTCGTTTTCTGCGTTTTCTGGATCTAACTGTATAGCAAACCAGTCTGATTCTGTTGGGTTTAGCTCTAGTGTTCCTTGTGCATGAAATGCTCCAGTATAACCGGTTAAGTACACTGCACAAGTATTAGTACCGTCGTTATTAAATGATTGCGCTGTTCCTGCAGTTCTACTTGTATAATAGCCACCACTAATTGTTGTAAATGTGCTAAGTGATGCACTTTCTCTTAATTCTGGAAGCGGGCTTTCTTTTACTTCTAAAACAAAACTAATTCTGTTGTTTTGATCACTTAGTAGCCCAAAAGTTCTGCTTTGCGGATCAGTATAAGTAATTATAAGATCATATAATCCTGCAACTAAGTCTGCAGTATCATCTTGTGAAATACGCATAACTAGATTACTAGTTTCGTAATCAATTGGAATAAGGGTTTCAGTTAAACGAACGCTATCAGAGGTTCTATCTACAACTCGAGCTACAAATGTTTTTCCGTTAAGGTTAACTGGCTTTCTACCGCTGTCTGCTATAAAAAATTCAATATCGGTATCAAGACCAGTGTATATAACTAACGGCTTACTATTCTGAGGAACAAAATATGTTGTCCCTCTTCTATTAGGAACAAGTATTTCTGCTCTTTGATTATAACTGTATGCGGTACCTTGATAATTCATTTTTTAAATCTCCAATACTATTTATTTGCTAAGTAATAATATGACAACACTGCCTAAAAAATATCAAACACTATTAGATGACTTTCCGTTCTTAACACTAATTTCATATGGTGGGAACGAGTATATTGGTATTATACAAAACGTAGATAATAATCTAGCAAGTATGTATAATTTTGAAAATGTTAAAACTATAGAAGATAAGAAAGAATTTTTAGAATTAGGCGAAGAATGGTGGTGGGGGACTAATAGAATGATACCCATTAACATTATTTTTAAAACTAGATTTGAAAAATTTAGGCCCGCATTAGTTACTTTTAGCCTTAAAGACTTCGAAGTAATACACGGGCCTGTTGTTAGTTTAAGTAATATAATTCAACGCAGAGTAAAGCGCAGAAATATTCAACTTATTCGAAAATTTTAGGTTTTCCTCAATTTAGGGTTGACTTGTGGGTCAACTACTTCTAATCTTCGTGCAGTAGTTTTCTCCGCTGCATGTATCAGTAAAGCCCGTCTAATAGTATCTGTTTTATTTGGCATTGTGCTATGCAACAACCTTGGGTGCCATGATACAAAACTACCAGCAGGCGCAGTATATTGCTTGTAATTGTCTGCAAAAAATATGTCCCAACTTTCCGGACGATCTCGCATATCAATAGCATCATAAAAATACTTGTGTGTTCCGGGCACATATCCGGTTGCGCCA